TATGCAGGACAAAATCACGCTGGAGATGGCTCGGACCATGCTATCAGCAGGCTTCGGTTTGTCATCCCAAGAGATTGACACGATGCTGGGCGTTCAGTCCCAAGAGTTCAGCGAACCTCAATGGGGCGAAGAGGACGATGAGGACTACGGATGGGGCGATGAAGAGTTCAAAGTCTTGGAGGTCGTTGCAAGCAAGTTTGGAAGCCATGCAGACGATTACCATGTGATGCACTCCAAGCCGATGCGGTTCGACACCAACATCGACGAAAACATCCGCTTGGCCTTTGCCGAATTAGGCGAAGAAGAGAAAGAACTGGACAAGAAGATTGAGGCTTACCGCAAGAAGAACCGGGACGCATCGGTTGAAGAAATGGCAAAGGAGTTCGGGGTCAGCAAAGCCAAGGTCGCCAAGCGGGTCGCCTACTTGATAACCAAAGACCGCTACCCAATCAGCCGGGCCGTGGACAAGATAGCCGAGCAGAACCTTCCCAAGAACGTGAAGGAAGTGGCCGAGCCAGTCTTGGAAGTCCGATACAAATACGCATGGGCCACGGGGTTCAGCAACAAGGACAAAGGTTCAAGCCGTGAGTTCTGCAAGGTCATGCTTGACTTGGCAGGGCAGGGCAAGGTTTACACCCGTGAGGACATCGACGGGATTTCTGCAATCATGGGCTACTCGGTTTGGAACAGGAGAGGCGGTTGGTATCACACACCGAGCGGAGTGAACAGGCCACAATGTCGCCATGTATGGGAGCAGCAGTTGGTCATCCGCAAAGGCAACAAAATTTCAAAGGCATGAAGGCACTATTCATAAGCGAAGAAACGCTGCTCGACAATAGCATCATCAACGAGAACGTAAGTTACACGCAGATACGTCCAACGGTCATCAAGGTGCAGGAGATGCGGATTCAGCCCATCGTTGGCTCTCCGTTGTATGGGGAACTCGTCAGCCAAGTGGTCAGCGGTTCAACGTCTGCGCTCAACCAAACGCTCTTGGAGGACTACATCCAGCCCGCAATGATTCAGTGGCTTTACTACGAACTGCCCATGGTTCTTGCGTTCAAGTACATGAACAAGGGGATGGTCCGTAGAACGAGCGAAGAATCCTCCCAAATGAGCATGGAAGAAATCACAAGGCTGACCGATAAGGTCAAGAACGATGCCGAGTGGTATTCCGAACGCATTACCCGCTACCTGATGGAGAACCGCAACGCCTACCCATTGTGGAACTCGCCTCCGTCTGCTTTGGATACCATCTACCCGAACGCCACCAACTACCGAACCGGGATGGTCTTGGACCGCAACAGGAGGATGGGAATCAGCAACCTTGACTACCCCTACCCCTACGGACAATTCGGGGCGTGTAATGACTGCTAACGATGGGTGCGCACAAGAAGAACATACTGAAACTGCAAAACTATGTCTTGGATAAAAATCAAGCAAGCCCTGCTGGACCTTGCAAATGCTCATCCACAGGTCAACTCCTTCGGGACGGGCGACCCGCTTGCGGTAGGCACGGACAACACGATAAATCTTCGAACCCCAAGCCGTGAGCGTATCGTCTATCCGCTCGTGTTTGCGGACGTTCAGTCTGCAAGTACTGACGCTGGTACTTTGGACTTGGTGGTTGGGGTTTACTTTTCTGACCGTGTTGAGTCCATTAAGCCGATGGGCGGAGTGGTTTCGGGCAGCCCTACGCTGGGTTGGCAGGATAACGAGGATGAGGTCCTAAGCGACCAGTTACAGGTAGCACAGGACTTCATATCAGCCCTTACAAACGACCCGAACGAGGAATGGACCCTCTCATCCAGCGTATCGCTTACCCGCTTCGTAGAGAGCCGGGATGACCGCACGGCAGGGTGGCAGGCGACGATGACTTTTGAAATCCCTTACGGCCATTCGGTTTGTGAAATTCCCACATAAAAGACATTTACAATTAAACGCTAAAAAATGCCTACACCCATATTGCAACAAATGCTCGGACAGGGCGGTACGATGGAGTTCGTTGACGGAGCCGTAAGCGGTAAGGTTTACGACTTCGTAGTCGTCAACACCGCAGCCACATTCACAACCCTTACTGGAACTGGAAGCGAGAACCTGCTAACCGCTTACGCTTTGAGTGGCAAGTCCGTTTCCGCTGGTATCGTTATCAGCGGTCGCAATGGCGGTAAGATTACGGCCGTTACCCCAAGCGCAGGTTCAGTCATCGGTTACACCTTCCTCTAATGCTAATCGGCTACGGCTACGGCTACCCGACATCAATGCTCCAAGGCGGACTTGCTGCCGGGGTTTGGGGTGCTTTTAATGCAAGGGCTACGGCTGACGGGGCAATCGCTGCCGAGGCTGCCGTGAATGTTTGCTTGTTCACACGATTTGCTGCAATCTTCAACTTCTAACAATGCCGACCCCATCGCTGATTTTAGTACCTGCACGCTTTAAGACAGGCAAACTTTACACCCCTGTTGCGACCACATCGGGAGGCACGGTGCTGGGTGCATCGGGCGACTTCAATGTTACCCGTGCCACGACTGCGACCCGTGTGAATGCGAGTGGATTGATTGAGGTGGTGGCTTCGGGGATTCCGAGGCTGGACTATCCGATTGGCGGTGGATGCCCTGCGTTGCTCGTAGAGCCTGCTGCGACCAATTTATTCAGCGGAAGTGCAGACCTTGGAAACACGACTTATTGGTCAAGACCAGCAGGTGCAAATGTTACGGGCAATGTTTCGGGCATAATCGCACCCGATGGAACACAAACGGCCACCTTGTTTCAAGCCTCGGGAACAACCGCAACCAACTCACGCCTTCGTCAAACTTGGAGCAGAACCACCACAGGCGCACACGCAATGAGCGTCTTTATTCGTGGTTTTGCAGGCGTTGCTGCTTCGGGTCAAGTGGTTTGTGGCGTTGGTGCTTCGGAGTTAAACTTCGCAATTACCAGCGGTGGAGTGGTTACGCTTACGTCAATGACAGGCGGTGCAGCAGCGGTTACATCGGGTATCGTTAATTACGGGAATGGTTGGTATCGTTTGACCGCAGTTGGAACGGCTGCAACATCGGGAAGCACTCAATCCGAATTATACTGCTCTCCATCTGGTGGCCCTCAATACTATGCTTGGGGATTGCAAATGGAGGCAGGCTCCGTTGCCACCTCCTACATCCCCACAACCACCGCAGCGGTAACCCGCAACGCAGACGTGATAAACGTATCAGGCGCAGTCAGCGGATGCATCGGGCAGACCGAGGGGACGATTTATGCGGAGGTGGATGTTAGGAACTTGGGGGTTGAAACATACTTCATACGAATTGACGATGGTGCATCAACGAATGTCGTTTCTTTGCGGAAATTGAATACGAACAATGTTCGGTCAGCCATAACTGCGCCAACATTCAGCGGGACGCTTAACATTTCAAGCGCAACATTTACGGCTGGCATTTTAAAAATAGCATTTGCATACAAGAGCGGAGAAATTGCTCTTTGTGTCAATGGAGCAAATCTGACCGCAAATGGAACTTTTTTATTTAGCGCTTCATTTAGCAGAATAAGCATTGGCAGTAATGTTACTTTAGGGGCCGAACTAAACGACCGCATCCGTGCTGCTGCGCTCTACACCACTCGCTTAACGAACGCTCAACTCGCAGCCCTTACGACCCTCTAATGGCTACCTTCCGCAAGTACGCATTCCCCAAGCAGGCCGACGCTGACAAGGTGCTGGCTCTCTGCACAGGCACGACCGCTGCGGTTTCCCTTGGGGTCTTGGATGGCTTTATCTGCTATGACATCCTTTGGGAAGCAGACCCACCCAAGGAAGCGACCCCGTACGAAACTTGGCCCGAACCCTGCGGAGTTCACTCCTTCCTTGGATGGGACGAGCAGTATGCAGCCGACTACGAACAACACAAATCACTATGAGATTATTCCGCAAACGCAACACCGAAACCCCAAAACTCCCAATAATGAAATCAGCCGTCATCGCTTTACTTCGCCACCTGTTAACCTTCATCGGTGGAACCCTCGTCGCCAAAGGTATCATTGATGCAGCGACCCTGACCGAAATTATCGGTTCCGTATTGACCTTGTTGTCAGTAGGTTGGATGGCCTTGGATAAAACAAAGGGCGAGCCGAACAAGTAATGAACCTAATCGAAACCACCATCGTCGGGAGCGTTGCAGCTATCGTCGGTGGAGCGGTCGCTTGGTTCACCAAGGGCCGTGTAGAATCGGACTCCCTGCAAGTCAGGCAAGCCCAAGCGGTCCTCGCTATGTGGCAGGCTACCAGCGAATCACAAAACAAGGAATTAACACAACTTCGAAACGAGGTCGTAAGTTTGCGTCAGCGTTTAGAGGAAATGGAACATACCATCCACAACCTCCAAGCCGAGAATGCCAAACTTAAAAACCTCGTATGATTCTACCAATTACCAAGCACACCCGAAACATTCACGAAGTTACCTGCCAATCAGGACAGGAGTTCTTACTTGTCAGCGACCTGCATTGGGACAACCCCCATTGCGATAGAGGTTTGCTGAAAAATCACTTGGACGAAGCCGTCAAGCGGAATGCTGCCATTATCCTCAATGGCGACACCTACTGCTGCATGGGTGGGAAATATGACCGTCGTGCGGACAAGTCCCTGATTCGTCCCGAACACAATACCGACCGCTATTTTGATGCTATCGTGGACACCTCGGTAGAATGGTTTGCCCCCTACGCCAAAAACATTTTGCTCATCGGCTACGGGAATCACGAAACGGCTATAATCAAGCACGGGGAAACGGACCTCCTGCAACGCTTCGTAAGCACCATTAACTACGCCACAGGGTCAGCGATTCAAGTTGGCGGTTACGGAGGAACTATTGACATCCGAGTGCTGCACGACACAATTCGTGGAGTCAACTTCGTAGTGCATTATTATCACGGATTCGGGGGCGGAGGGGTGGTCAGCAAGGGCGTAATTCAAGACCAGAGGATACTTGCCGGGACCGAAGGCTACGACTTGACTTGGATGGGCCACGTTCACGAATTATACTACCACCAAAATATGGTTCACCGCTATGACCGTTCAACCAAAACACTTATTCAAAAA